TTGCGTAAAAATACATTCCAATCAGAAAAACTAATATTAATAGAAAGATAAATGTTGTCATTATATATTATAAGGATAAAAATGTTATGATTTTATTTTCTATTTATTTAATATAATGGTTTATCTTGAGATTAATAAGAGTAATTACAAAAAAAATGGAAAGGATTTGGTTAAAGAATTAGACCATCATTTAGGTAGCAAACATAATAAATGTTTCGTTTTAATTTTCATGGAAGGATGTGGTCCTTGTAATGCTACACGTCCAGAATGGAAAAAAATGGAAAATGTGTTAAATAAAGATTATTTAAATCGAAATGATGTTATTATTGCTTCAATTGACCATCAATTAGCAGAAGGTCTTAAACACCTTAAATCTAAACCAGCTAGTTTTCCGACTATGAGATTTATAACTAAATCTGGCGAAGAAGTAGAAAATTATGAAGATAGTAATATTAGCAACAAAGATAGAACAATAGACTCATTTATTGATTGGGTTAAATTAAAAAGCGGTGAAAATAATATATCTAGGTCTGATAAGGAAAATTATGTAGACCATAAAAGACATAAAACACATAAAAAAAGACATTTAGGTGGAACTAGAAGAAAACGAGGTGGAAAATGGTCTTTAAAATATAAACGTAGTATTAATTGTAAAAGACCAAGAGGTTTCTCTCAAAAACAACACTGTAAATATGGTCGTAAAAAATAAATATATATTAAGTTAATTATAATATTAATATATATATGAATCAATTTTTAATAGAATCAATATTAGGTCTACTATGTGGATTATTTTTAGGTGTAACAGGAATTCCTCCAACCGGTTTAATTTTATTAGCACTTGAAGCCTTAAAAATTGGAGATTATAAATCAAATTTAGGTGCTATTCTTTTCTTAAATTTATTCCCAATAACAATAGGTTCTACATATGAATTTTACAAATCAAAGCAAATAAATTTTTCACTTGGAATTATTTTATTATTAACGATAATACTGGGTAGTTTTCTTGGTTCAAAATTTGTTGCTGGAAAGGAATCAACATTTTCTACAAGAGAAATAAAATATATAACAGCTTATTTGAGTTTATTTGTTGGAGTGACATTTTTATATTCAGCTTATTATGAAAAAAACTAATTCTATGTAAAGTTTTCCTTTGAATATCCGATAACTGCGCAGGCAATTCTTTTTCCAGCATTTCCAGTTTTTAAACTTTCGGCATTACCACCTTTACCACAATCATCTTCATCTTCATGAATGATTAATCCTCTACCAATAATATTACACTTAGTTCCTCTAAGTTTAATAACATTATCATAAAAGGTATACTTGGATTCCCCTTTATTATTAGTCTTTATATTACCTAAATCACCAACGTGTCTTTCTGTTACACCAGGACATCCGTGTGTTTTTCCGTAAGGATTAAAGTGAGCACACATACTAGTACATTTATCAGTTAGATCTCCAGCCTCGTGAACATGAAATCCGTGTAAACTATTTGGGTTTAATCCGGATAGACTCAAATCTATTTTAATTTGATTATTAACTAAATCTTCGGTAAATCTAACTGTGCCTTTAATAGTATCATTAAATACAGCAATAGCATAAATTGGTTTATTACTCATTATATTATATAAATAATAAATTAAAAAACAAATTATAACTAATAAAGAGATATATAAATATGATATTGGTTTCATTATATATTATATTTTGAAATTAAATTTATATCTATCACGATTGTCTAATTTTGTTCTCTCTCCTAGAAATTTTAAATATCTTTCTGAAAGTTTATATTGTTGCGGTTTTATATCTTTCAATACTTCTAATCTTACTTTCATTATCATTCCAACTTGCCAAATTCTTTTATGTGTATATTTTTTATTTTTATAAAGTCTTTCTAATTTTTTTATAGTGTTTTTAACATCGTCAACAGTAGTATATTTTATAGGAATAGTGTCTTTTGGATTTTTATCAATATAAACATCAAATGATTTTTTTGGATTATTTGGATTAAAAAGAAATTGTTTTTTTGTTTTATTTTTTAAATTGCGATTATTTCTAGTTTTCATAATTATTATATAATTTTAATTTATTTTAAATTTAATTTAAATAAAAATTGAATATTTTTAAACAAGATAAATATAAGTTAATATAATAAATTAACAATGGAACACATTTTTAGAATCGTAGATTTTAACGTTTATAATGGTAAGGATTCATCGCATGAATCTTCTGACGAGGAGCAAAATGTTTACAAAGATACAAATAGTTTTGTTATTCAGATGTTTGGTGTTGATGAAAATGGAAAAACGTATTCTCTTACAGCAGAAGGTTTTCGTCCGTTCTTTTATTTAATGGTTAATGATAAATGGACTATTCAGATGAAAGAAGATTTTCTAGCACATTTAAAAGATAAAGTTGGTAAATATTACAGAGAATCAATTACAGAATGTAAGATTATTAAACGCAAAAAATTATATGGCTTTGATGGAGGAAAGGAACATAAATTTATATTTATAGAATTTTCAAACTTTAACGCATTTAATAAAGTAAAGAATTTATGGTATTGTAATGATAATACAAGAGGTTATTCTTTATCAAAGAATGGTTATACATGGAAAGACACAGATATTAAAATATACGAATCAAATATTCCGCCTCTATTACGTTTCTTCCATATTAGAGATATTAGTCCTTCTGGATGGATTGCTATACCTAAAAAGAAGGTAGTTGAAAATAAAAGTGAAACCAAAGGTGTAAATTGTGATTTTGAATTTACAACAAATTATAAAAACATAATTCCTTTAAATGATAAGGAAACTCGAGTACCTTATAAAATCATGAGTTTTGATATTGAAGCTAGTAGTAGTCATGGTGATTTTCCAGTTCCAATTAAGACTTATAAGAAACTAGCTACTAATATTATTGAGTACTTTGAGAATTTAAAAATGGATATGTCAAAGGAATTATGTAAGAATATTCTAAGAAGAATTATATTATCTGCGTTTGGTTATGAAAATATGGAGCAAATTGATTTGGTTTATCCAAAGAGACATCCTGGTTCAAAAGAAGAAGTTCAGAGATTAACTGAAATTTGGTTGTCATCTGAAGTAAGAAACCTAAAAACAGACGATAATTATTCAGACGCAAATAATATAGAAAATATGTTTCAAAAAATGGGAAATGATGAAGAAGAAGATGATTTTGATAACAAATTTATAAAATCATATACTGATAAAAAGGCTACAATTGTTGACATCATTTGTGATAAGAAATTTGAAAGAGAAGGAAAATTAAATGAATTGAATGTATCATTAAATGCAAAGTTTCCGAAATTGGAAGGTGATAAATGTACATTTATTGGTTCAACATTTATGAATTATGGTAATAAAGATCCTCATTTTAACCACTGTATTGTATTAAATACCTGTTCTCCAATGCCAATTGATAATTCGGTAGTAGAATCTTATAGTACAGAACGAGAGGTATTATTGGCCTGGCAACAATTAGTTCAGCGTGAAAATCCCGATATAATTATTGGTTATAATATATTTGGTTTTGATTATAACTTCATGTTTAAGCGAGCAGAAGAAAATAATTGCGTTGAAGATTTCCTTAAGTTATCTCGTAATAAAGATGAAATTTGTGCTACAAAAGATAAGGATACTGGAAAATATAAAATTGAAGAAAGTACGCTTCAAATTGCCAGTGGTCAACATGATTTCCAATTTATTAAAATGAATGGTAGACTTCAAGTAGATTTATATAACTTCTATCGACGTGAAGCAAATTTAATTTCATATAAATTGGATTATGTTGCTGGTAATTTTATTGGCGACTTTGTTAAAGAATTAGATCATAAAACAGACCAAACTATAATAAAAACTTCTAATATGACAGGTCTTCTAGTAGGAAGTTATATTCATTTTGAAGAAATTGGTCATTCAGTAGACTATTACGCAGATGGTGCAAAGTTTATAGTAACTGATATTGATAAAGAAAAGTGTAAATTTACTATAAATGGTATTGTAAATCCTGATCTAACTGTTAAAAAAGTAAGATGGTGTTTGGCTAAGGATGATGTTACACCTAAAGATATATTTAGAATGACAAATGGCACTGCTGATGATAGATCGGTAATTGCCAAGTATTGTATTCAGGATTGTAACTTAGTTCACTACTTATTTAATAAGTCAGATATTCTCACTGGTTTTATTGAGATGGCAAAGATTTGTAGTGTTCCAATTAACTTTCTTGTTATGAGAGGTCAAGGCATTAAGCTAACAAGTTATGTTGCCAAGAAATGCCGAGAAAAGAGGACATTGATGCCTGTTATTGAAAAAGGTGGACTTGATGAAGGTTTTGAAGGTGCTATAGTCTTAGACCCAAAATGTGATTTATATTTGGATAATCCAGTTGCTTGTAATGATTATGCGTCTTTGTATCCAAGTTCAATGATTAGCGAAAATTTATCACATGATAGTAAGGTGTGGACTCTAGAGTATGATTTAGCAGGCAACCTTATTGAAGAATGGGGTGAAAAGTGCGAGGCAGGAAAATTTATTTATGATAATTTGCCCAACTACTCATATGTAGATGTAAAATATGATACTTATGTTTACAGAAGAAAACATCCGAAAGCGGCTGCTGAAAAGGTCTTAAATGGATATAAATTATGTAGATTTGCTCAACCGGTTGAAGGTGAAGGTGAAGGTATTATGCCTTCTATCTTAAAAGAATTATTGAAAGCAAGAAAAGATACTAGAAAATTAATTCCTCAACAAACTGATGAATTTATGAAAAATGTGCTAGATCAGCGTCAACTTGGTTACAAGGTCACTGCCAACTCTCTTTATGGTCAGTGTGGTGCCAAAACTAGTACATTTTATGAAAAAGATATTGCGGCTTGTACAACTGCTACTGGACGCAAACTGTTAACATATGGAAAGCGTATTGTTGAAGAATGTTATGGAAATAATATTTGTGACACTAGAAATCATGGCAAAGTAAAAACTAGAGCGGAGTACATTTATGGTGACACTGATTCAGTATTCTATACATTTAATCTAGAGGATTTAGATGGTAATCCTATTCGTGGTAAAAAAGCGCTTGAAATAACAATCGAATTAGCTCAACAAGTAGGTGAAGTATCAGCTAAATTCTTAAAGTCACCACATGATTTCGAGTATGAAAAAACATTTATGCCATTCTGTTTATTATCCAAGAAAAGATATGTTGGTATGCTTTATGAAACTGATGTAAATAAATGTAAAAGAAAGGAAATGGGAATTGTATTAAAGCGTAGAGATAATGCTCCAATTGTTAAGGATATATATGGAGGTGTTATTGATATCCTAATGAAAAAACAAAATATCCAAGAAGCAATTGATTTCTTAAGAGGATGTTTACAAAATATTGTTGAAGAAAAATATCCTATGGAAAAGCTAATTATTACAAAATCATTGCGGTCTGGTTATAAAAATCCACAATCAATTGCGCATAAAGTATTAGCAGATAGAATTACAGCTAGAGATCCTGGAAATAAACCAGGTCCTGGAGATAGAATACCATTTGCTTATATTTCAACAAAAGACAAGAAGGCATTACAGGGTGAAAAAATTGAAACTCCGACATTTATAACTGAAAATAATTTGAAAATTGATTATTCATTTTATATTACAAACCAAATCATGAAACCAGTTCAACAGGTATTTGCTTTGGTTCTAGAAAAAATTTGGACAATACAGAAAAAATTACCAAAAATTAAACAATTTAAGAAGGAGGTAGAAAATTTAAGAAAAGAGTATGTTAACGATTCAGAAAAATTCGAAGAAAAGTTAGAAACAATGCGTTGTAAAGAAATTAAGGTATTACTGTTTGATGAATATTTAAGAGAAACTAATAATGAAAAGGCTGGAGTTCAAAGCGTGACAAAATTCTTCGTGAAAAAATAATAAAATTGTATATAATAAATATTATATAAACATAACTTAATTTATATATTATACATGTCTGAAACAGATACATCTGAACCCTTGCCTCGTAAGCTTCGCATGGAAGATTTTCTTTCTGAAAGCGAACCTATAAATAAGTATAATAAAAATTATTCACAAAATGATAATATAATATCAAAAAATCAGAGAGAATTTGGTCATAGAAAAAGAATAAAGCCATGACGCACGGGAACTAAAAGCCAACAACAAATAGTACCAAAGGGCTTTAAAAAGGGCTTTCGTGGATAAATAATATTTTTATATAAACGTGAATGACGAATTTTAATTAAATTCTGAGAACGTATTATAAAATTATTTAATTTATTTATAACAAAAAGTATTTTAATAAATTATGAATAAAAATAATTTATTAAATTTTTTACTAATATTTTTATATTTAATGTTGCTCAGCCATTTGGTTTCTTAGTGGCTTAAGTTTTTTTTGATTTGATGAAACCATATTATTAAACAAGTGTTGAACCATATCCTTGATATCAGTAACAGCTGTCTCTAAACTCCAAACTCGATCGGAAAGTTTCTCAACCTCAGATGCGTCATCTTCATCTTCGTCTTCCTCATCCTCTTCCTCTTCCTCATCCTCTTCGTCGGCAACATAATCCTCATCGTCATCACAACATTCTTGATCCTCATCCTCATCCTCATCCTCATCCTCATCTTCATCATCTTCATCATCTTCATCATCTTCATCATCTACACAAGATTCTTCATTACAAACACAATCCTCTGTAACAACATTACCTTCAATGGAAGCCTTATATGATTCCATATCAAAACCTCTAGCATCATTCCATGAAGTAATAAATCCTTCTGATTCCAATCTGAATAGAATTGCTCTTTCAGTTCTTTGATGCTTTACAGCAATTTGTTGAATAGTCCATTCTAAAAGTTCATACTCTCTTTGAAGGGAGAGTAATTCATTAACAGTCCATCTATTTCCGTTTCTCTTATTTGAGTTCATTGTATAATACTATTATTATTAGTATATCTTTAAATAGTTTTAGATAATATAATATTTTATTTTATATTAGGACGATACATCGTTTGGTGTATGTGTGTTAATTTTTAATATTGTAGAACATACCCACGTACCACAAACTATCCACATATTATTAATCATATTTGCAGCATTATAAACAACCCATCTAAGACCTTGACAATGTGGTGTTGGTGTCATAAATGGTGATAATAAAAATCCAGTTATAGTTGATGGAACGCAAAATTTAACATATAGATGTGATGCGAAATAATGTAAACATATCCACATTAAATATATACCAGATATACCAAAAATAAATTTAAATAAATTTTGTAAATGTGAAAATATATTATAGATTCTCTCTAAAAAGTAACTTGAGTCTCGTTTAATTTTATCTAATTCATAATCTTTATCTAGATAATCGGTTTCGTTTATATTTTCAATTTCATTATCATTTCTATTTTCATTACTAGAATTACTTTCTGTTTCAACATCTCCCATTATTTTTTTGAATACTTTGTCTATTTTTTTTAACCTTCTAGGCATTATATTTTTAACATAATATCTCTTTATATCATGTTAAAAAATTAATTAGCGTGAACTTCTTCTGTTAAATGTGTTTAGTAAATTTAAAAAACTTTGAGATCCTTGATTTCCAGAAGGATCTATATTGTTTAAATTATTCAGAAAATCTTCAGAAAATCTGTATTCATCATTCATTATGCCGTTAAACAACATATTTACTAATGCTGATGTATAATTTCTCTCTTCACTTGAATTTGAAGAGTTATTATTTGATTGATTATTTGAACTTGTTGAACTTGTTGATGTATTATTAATAGAATTAGTATTTTCAGAAGAGAATACTGAAGAAGCATTTGAATTATCTTCTCTAATATCATATCTACAAACAGGACAACTACAATGACTTCTAAACCATGTATTTAATTCGTCTGTATTAAAAATATGTCCACAGTGTCTAATAACAGTAACCATATCATTATCAGTAAAATTAGTTAACGAAATTGGACAAGATGTATTTTTTGGCGAAATAATGTCACAATATCTTACACGTCTTGTTGCTGTTTCAATTTGTGATTGAGTAGGATAAACTTCAACTGGATCAAAGAAACTTTGTAGTATTCGAGAGAAATCATTGTTATTATTTAAATTTAGATTTCTTGAATTTTGGTTAATAGGATTTCTATTTTGTGTAATATTATCAATATTATAAGGTATATAAGGTATATAATTTAAATAAACTCTATTACTTAAATCGCCGTTTGATGTATTATTCCCTCTAAAAATATTTCTATAGTTATTACTATTACTATTACTATTACTATTACTATTACTATTACTATTACTATTACTATGATTATGAGTACGTCGATGATTAATATTTGTGTTAAGTATTTGAATAATTAAATTTCTGATTTGTTGATTAGAGTCAGTTAAATTAGTAATTTGTCTTAAATTATCATTGTACATGGTGTTTAATATATCAATTAACAAAAGCTGTTCATTGCTTATACTATAAGTTCTTTGAGTGTTATTCATATATTATATATATTATTAAATCTGTTTAAATGTATTATTATATTAATAAATATTACTGAATGGATATTCAAAAATACCAAAATAAAGGTTTAAGTGGTCTCGCAAATTTGGGGAACACTTGTTTTATTAATTCGTGTATACAAGTATTATCACATACATATGAGTTAAATAATTTTTTGGAACAAGAAACATATAAAAACAAGTTAAGAAAAAAATACGACTCTGCTTTGCTTTTAGAGTGGGATAATCTTAGAAAAATAATGTGGAATGACAATTGTGTTATATCTCCTGGAAAATTTATAAAGACAATTCAAAAGGTAGCAGAATTAAAAGATATGGAAATGTTTACAGGGTATTCTCAAAACGATTTACCTGAGTTCTTGTTATTTTTAATTGACTGTTTTCACACATCATTGTCGAGAGAAATTAAAATGACTATCTCTGGAAACCCAGAAAATGAAACAGATATTGTTGCTATAAAATGTTTTGAAATGATAAAAAATATGTACTCAAAAGAATATTCAGAAATATGGAATTTATTTTATGCTGTTCATGTTTCAGAAATAACTAATTTAGAAACAGGAAAGCAAATAAATTTAACACCAGAGCCATATTTTATGATAGACTTACCAATTCCATCTGATAATAAATCACCATCTTTGATTGATTGTTTCAATCTTTATGTTGAAGGTGAAGTAATGGAAGGAGAAAATGGATGGTATAACTCAGAAACAAAAGAGAGAATAAATATTAGAAAAAAAATACAATTCTGGTCATTCCCAAACATTTTGGTAATAGATTTTAAAAGATTTAATGCTAGATTTCAAAAAAATCAAATATTAATTTCATTTCCATTAGATAATTTAAATTTATCTGAATATGTTATTGGATATAAAAAAGAATCATATAAATATGAACTTTATGGTGTATGTAATCATAGTGGCGGAGTTATGGGAGGCCACTATACAGCATATGTAAAAAATGCTAATGGTAAATGGTACCATTTTAACGATACAAGTGTGGCAGAAGTTGGTTTAACTGAGTCTATAATATCACCAAAAGCATATGTTTTATTTTACAGAAAGAAAACAACTTAAGATAGTTAATTTTATATTATAATTATATTATTTTAACTATTTATATATTATAATGGAAGTCGTAAATACAACATCAACAACAGATCCAGTTAATATGTATAATTATTTAAACAGTTACATTTTAAATCCTATGGTTTTTATTATTATATTATTAATTGTAGTAGCATATTATGTTTTTTCTTCATCTTTAGGCAGTGGTTCTTCTGGAGCACCAGGTTTAGGAAATGGTGATGACAGTGGTACAAATATTATGGGAGTTATAATTGTAGCTATTTTAGTGATTTTAATTATTGTAAATGCTTTCCAATACTTTTTTAGTATAAATGTAACTGCTTATATTCAAGATTTATTCACTCCAAAAACAAAGATTGATATTGTTGTAGACCAAAGTACATACCAACCAACAACCGTCCCTGAAATCAAATTTAAGAAACAAGTATTTAATATTCCTGGAAACTATTATAATTATGAAAATGCAAAGGCTGTATGTCAAGCTTATGGTGCCGATTTAGCATCATACGACCAAATTGAAAAAGCTTATGGAAGTGGAGCTGAATGGTGTAATTATGGTTGGTCGGCTGATCAGTTGGCACTTTTCCCAACACAAAAGAAAACATATGACCGTTTACAAACCATACCAGGTCATGAAAATGATTGTGGTAGAACCGGTGTAAATGGTGGATATATTGCTAATCCAAATGTTAAATTTGGTGTAAATTGTTATGGAAACAAACCTAAAATAACATCAGAAGAAGAAGAGTTAATGCAGACTGCGTCACCGTATCCAGAAACCGCAAAGGATCTAGCTTTTCAAAAACGTGTAGATTTCTGGAAAAATAAAGTTGACGAAATCTTAGTATCACCATTTAACTACAATACTTGGGGATCATTTTAAACAGTTGTTTTATATATTTTATAACATATTAATTATATAAAATTGTTTATTCTGTTATACGTTGGTACTTATCATTGTAATTACGAAGTTTCAATATAAAATAAGATTTATAAATATGATAGCTACATGATATCATAAATACTAACCAAAATAAGAAAAAAAGGCGAATAAAATTCAATATACATTTACCACAAAGGTTGACGAAGTTTAAACTAAAAATAGATATCATTGACCGATATTTTGTCATATGTAACCGACATATCGGACAGCTTTTACTTATATCATGCCATTCACATAAACATTTTAGATGAACCCACCCACCACAATCACACTTTTTTAAATATATTTGTTGTCTTTTTAAATCAATTGGTTTTAAATTGTCAGGTGTATTAATTTCCAAACAAATTAGACATTCATTTAGTTCTGGTGGGTCGTCTTCTGGAAAATCGGGATAATGGTCAATTAATCTAAAATACATAATATTATATTTGCTTAATATTTAATATTATATTATTTATAACAACTTTTTCTTTCTCGTTGTTGTTTTCTTACCTAATCTTTGTCTCCTAGTTTTTTTCTTTTTTGCTCCAGCACTTTTTATATCATATTCTCTAACAAGACCTAATAATTTGTCATGTAAATCGTCATCAATATCACCACCATATTCGCTGTCAGAATCAGAAGATTCGTCTTTATATTCTCCGCCTCTCATAGTATAACTTAATGCCCAATTTGGAATAACCAAATCATTAAATAAATCTGAAACTTTACTAGAACCTCCGGATTGTAATGGTTTATTTACTGTGAGTATTGGAGATAATCCTGCTTTCATCATAGTTGATTTTACACTAAATCCTCCAGAATAAATTCCTGCTTCTTTATCTGTACTAAATACTAATTCTCCAGCACCTATATAATCAATTTCACTCATTATATAAATTATTTATATATTAATTAATTATTAGAAAAGCGCTTTATTTCAGGAACAACTTTTATTTCTCTCTTCTGCCTTATATGTTCCATTATAAGCTTAACCTGATTTTCATTTTTAATAACTTCACCTAATGTCTTTTCTAAATATTTAAAAGTAAGTGGTTCGGGAACTTTTGTATTCGCAAATTTTAATTTTCCATCGTTTATTTGAACTGTCGCATTAGAGAGATTATTTGAAGAAGCATAGGTTGTAATATGTTTTTCGAGTATATTACGTTTTTCTCTCAATTCCTTTGTTTTCTCATTTATTTGCTTAAGTTGATTATCTAGTTGAACCCATTGTTGAATTTGATTTTCAAAACTCATTTAATTCCTATAGGAATATAAAATATAATATAAATATTAAAAAAACTTAATGAATTATTTTTTCATCGTTTTCTTCTTCTTCCTTTAATAGTCTTTCTTCTTTTAGATTTGTTATTTATTTTTTTATATTTTCTTTGCTTTCTTGATTTTTTTCCACCAGAAGAATCGATATTTCTAAATGTAACCGTTCTTATTGGAGCTAACAGATGTATAAGCATAAAAGCTAATAAATTTTTTGTTACATAAAATTCACATCCTGTTCTAACATTATTATTGTACCACTCTAATTCAGCAATGTCATTACTAATTTTTGCTCGTATATCTTCATCTAAAGGTAATCCTAAAATTTTATAATAATTTTCATAAAACTGAATATCTTTTTGTTTAAAATAAGCATCATAATTACATTCATTAGGATTTCTTTCAGGTGTTCTGTCTTCTCGTCTCATATCAAGACCTGTAACAGCATCAACTCCATTTTCAGGCGTCTCTGCAACTCCAATAGATGTTCCGAGTGCGTTGTCAAGAGGGTTTCCAATGTACGTAGCAACGGCTTTATTAAAATGACCAATAGATATCATAGGGTCTCTCTCTAATTTAAAAAATAAAAGCTCTTTGTTTTCGTTAACTGACTTAAAAGGATAATATAACAATACACGTTTAGTTTCACTTCTATTTGTTTCACATAATCCTTCTAGTCTAGGTTCAAAATGGCGTTCAAATTTTGTATATTGAGAATTGGGTATACAATCTATTGGTACACCTTTATTTAATTGAAAAACTTTATTATGTGTAGCATGTCCTTTTTGATAATCAATAAATTCTGAAGCTATTCTAGGATAACCTCTAAAAAATGATGTTTTAACTTTTGATCTATCAGGTGATTCACAATTATAAATGTTACTATCAAATATTATTTGATTATAGGTTAATAAGTTAAATAATAATTTTCCTAAATCATTAAAAACTAATGTTCCTGCTGAAAAACATACACGACCATTAGATAAAAATTTAAACATTGAACTAATAAAATCGTTTATTTGTGAATCGTAATATGTTATTGTACCATAAGTTTTTCCTGAATATGTAGTGTTTAACCATAAATAAAACTCATTAGGAAAATTATCTTTGATTTGTTCATCTGTAATTTCAGTATTTGTATTCATTTAATATATATATTATAATATGAAAATTAATTAAAATATTATAATATAAAACATTTTAACGTCTATGTCTGCGAGTTCCGCGACCACCACGACTCTTCTTTCTGTAAGTTTGTTGTAATCCTAAAAGACCAAAAGGAACAATGGCTTGGTTAATAACTTCACCAAAGAATCCTCCACGTCTGCTTCTTCTGCGTCTTCCAGCAGATTGAACTAAAGATAAGTTTTGGGCTGATGGTACATTTGGTTGATTAGACCATTGACCTTGAGCTCCAACATATTCTGAACCAGCTCTAGCAGCATATGGTCCAGTTGCGTCAAAAGTTCTTGAGAATTGTGAATTAGGTGATCCATTTACATAACTACCATAAGTGGAACCAGAAGTATAATTTCCATTACCACCTCTCATTCTACGACTTCTGCTTCTATGTCTACGACTATGTCTATGTTTTGCCATATTATATAAATTGCTGAGAATAAAATAATTTAAAAGTTAAAAATTAAAAATTATGATAAAATTTTATTTTTATTAAGTTTCCTAAACTAACGCGAGTTTATGAATTAAAAATTTTAGTAATTATTTGTTTATTACGTAATAACATTATTAAAATAATAAGAATAGCTAAAATCATTACAAAAATTAAAAATACTAAAGCAA